ATCCAATGTATTACAGTAGGAGTGAGATAGCAGACTAGGAATATTTTTTTCGCAAGTAGCGGATCATAGATATCACCAGAGTCAAACCAGCGAAAGAATTTTTTCTTCTGGATTTCCTGAACCATTGCCTCTACCCAGCCAGCTCGCTTCCAATCTGCCAGATTATGGGATCGTAGATTTTTCGCTGGCTCCATTTTGTAGAAATTTTTCGTCGCGTAACAGGATCGGCAAGCTGGGACTAGGCTTCCATCCTTCCCCACGGATCCGGGGCAGGTTTCAATTGCAGGCAGGCTCCAGGATTTGCAAGGCATTTTGGATGTGCCCGAGAATTTTGGTTCAGATTTCATTTCTAGTACCTTATTTTGAGGTTTCGCAGGTCTTCATTTGGATTTTTATCATGATCTTCTTTGCAAATCTGTCGGCTTTTTTCGTCTAGATACGGCTCTTGACGTATTGGGCGAATAACGTCGAGGCTGTCACTCTCGTATCGCCCTACCCAGTTGCAGTTATCGCAACTAATGACAATATCTAGAGTGCCATCGTCGATGATGGTGTATTCGCTTGTGATGGGGTCTAAGGTTTCGCAGATTTTCATGGTATTTTTTCTCCTAGGCTGGAATGAAGTAGATTGCAATTAGAACCAGCCAGAACCAGAGAAGTTCTTGACCGGAAAGATTCGAGGATTTTTTTCTCATGACCTATATATTAATCGATCCCACCCCAATTCCATAGCATATTTTAGGTTAAATTATGGCTCATATTTAGGCTCAACAATCAGCGCACGAGTGGATTTGCAACATCCTATGCCGATGCTTAAGGATAATGCGAGATCAGTCTCAAAATATCTTAATGATAATGAGAAATCATTCTCACGGGGGGACGCGGGCTGCCCCCACCCGCCCCTCCCCCCCGCCCAGGACCAGTTGATTTTTGTGGGGTTATGGTAGGTGATATACTGCCCATGCCATGCCAACCCATCCAGCCGGAACTCCTGTAAACATCCCTGAGCTAACTGCCGCCCAAGGCAAGATTGGCAAGATCACTGCTTGGGATAAATTTGGTTACAATACGGCTGTAGGCACATCGGCGGAAGTTATTTGGGAAGGCGGCGGCAGCACCTACGCAGGACATCTCACCAGTGCATCGTCTCTACGGATCAAGGCGGGTGGAGACGCTAAGGATGCGACGGGCGGCACTCATGCGCGAAAAATTGTCATCGAGGGGCTGGATCAAAATTTCGCAGAGACCAGCGCAGAGGTAGTTACCAACGGCGCGAGTGCCAGCAGTTTAACGACCACTCAGTTCATTCGGGTGCATCGGGTCTATGTGACCGATACGGGAGCCTACGGCAATGCTAACGAGGCCAACATGACCATTGAAACCTCTGGCGGAGATGTGGTAGCTGTTATGGGCGCTGGTTACGGTCAGACTCACATGGCGATTTATACTGTTCCGGCAGGTAAGACCCTTTATTTGTCGAGGGCAGAGGCTTTTGCGGATAAGGCGGGGCGAGAGTATATTGTCAAGATCCTCCAGCGCCTGAATGCGGATGACAGCGCCGCGCCCGTCAGCTCGGTCAGGACGATGCACGTTTTTACTGTCTCAAATCCATCGGCCCAAACGCTTAATCTAAATGGAGCTACGTCGTTTCCGGCTAAGACCGACATTTGGGTAACAGCCGTGGGTGACTCGGCAGGGGATGGACTAGCTGTCTCTCTCCAGGGCTATCTTGTTGACGATTAAGCGTACAGACCTAGATCGATCCCAGGAACTCCAGGATCGCATCATTCAACTGTGGGAATGCCCGGTGGAATTTGGTTCGCTGTGGCATCGCGGAGTGCTACAAACGGACGGCACTCGGCGGAAGCAATACGGGGCATTGCACAAGAGCATTGTTGCTCATGCGCTTTCGGCCAATCGCACCAGCACCATCGTTTCGCGTAACCACGGCAAAACGACGATCTTCATGGATATTGCGCTGTGGACAAAATGGCGGCACATGGACAAGCGCATCATGTATATGTCGGCCTCGACGCAACTCGCTTGTGAAATTCTGGGCGAGCTGAAATCTGTTACTCAGGGGGAAATCGAACTCCTCCCCGGTTTGATGGTTCCGTTCCAAGAGTGCTTCCCCGAACTGATGCCTGTCAAGTCTCCTGCTGGATCTCCCCCTGCGTCGTTCAATGTTGCAGGGCGTACTGGCACTGGTCGGGAACCCTGTTTCTTCCCGTCTTCCATTGGCTCCAACAAAGCGGGCAAGCACCCCACGGACATCTTCGTTGATGACCCGGCCAACGAAAAGAACTCCACCACCCCAGTGCAAAGGGAAAAGGTTGTTTATGCCATGAAGCAACTGGAGCCGATCCTGCGCGATCCCAAGGACGGAGCCATTCGCCACATCGGAACTCCTTGGGCCTTCCAAGATGTCACCTCATGGCTTGATCGAAACCCGGAGTATAGCCAATTTCGCTTTGGTTGCTGGGGAGGGGTCAATCCCTCCACAGGGCAACAAGATGGAGACGGCCCTGGCCCGGATGGAGCATGGCCCCTTTGCTCTGACTACATGAACCCGGAGGAACTTCGTGAAGCTGAGTCCATCGTGGATGACTCGGAGTTCTGGGCGCAGCAGTATCTTTGCCAGCCTGTGGCCGCTGCGAATGCTTTGTTTACAGACGAGATGTTCCAAGTTGCGGCGCAAAAAATCAGCGACATCGATCATCTCCCAGAGGGCAAACGAGTTCTCCTATGGGATCCAACTAGCCGCGCCGACGCTCGTACAGGTGACTGGAACGGCATCGTGGTGGTTCATGTCACCACAGCAGGGCATCTCCTCAGTGCTTGCGAAGATAACCCCGCGCTCGGCATCCCAGGGCTTGCGGAGGTTCCACGCGATACCAACTATTTCTTCCCCATCGAAGCCCACGAAATTAAAGGACCACCGGGCGATTGTATGGGGTTAGTAGAAGATATCCATCGCCGCTTGAGTTTAGATGCCATTTGGGTAGAGGATACAGGCTCTGCGGGGGCGTTGATTCCGTGGTTTCATCAGAAGCACTGGACGAAGGAAGACAAAGTGGCGATTGTCCCTGTCAAAATCGGTACAAAATCTAATAAAGCCCAGCGTCTTCAGGGAATCCAGTTGGGTTTCCGCGAAGGGCGTATTCGCGTAGTGCGGGATTTTAAGGGCAGGGACACTCTCCTAAAGCGGCTTGCGGAGTTCCCTAAGTCCGAATCGGACGATCTTCCTGATGCTTTGGCCTTGCTTACGAACCATATAATGCGCCGTGGAAAAATTCCTGGTTTAACCCTTGCATCTTCCGAAGCGCCCTACTACAATGAGGCTGCCGATCCTTCCTCCTTGAGATACAACCCTCCCAAGAATAGCTCGTCTTCGTGGTAAAACTCTCCTTAGAGCAGTCGAACGCGCTGGCTCAACTTGTTGCCAAAGCTCAATCTTCGTTTGAAGGTGTAACTACGGGTACGGCTAGACTTATCAATGATCTCTATACAGGTCGAGATCCTTCTTCTGGCGCACAACTTCCCTTGGAGGGAGCGCCTTTTTCGGCAGACCCTGAAAAAGTATCTTCCAGTTGGAGTTATCCGCAGATTGGGGCCAACCTGTTCCAATCCCGCGCTCGGCAACTAGTCACAGAGCTTGTCCCTGCCGTACCTAGTTTCCATTGTGAACCCATTGTAGCGGAAGCCTCGCATCTTGTCGAGCAGCAAAATAAGTTAATGTTGTGGGCTACCCGCAACGGTAATCTTAAACAAGCCGCCCGTGATGCCGCTCTCTACGGTCTATTAGGTTCCCACCTTGGTATGAAGGTGGTTGTGGACAAGAATCATCCCCACCTAGAGAAACGCCTCAAGTGGGTAGCGGTTCCTTCGACGCACTGTGGGTACGAGCCGCAGCTAGAGCGGTTCAAATATCACACCTACCAGTGCCAGTGGAAGGACATCCCTAAAGATATGTACCCGGAGAGTTATGACAAGGCGTTGAAACCTTGGGACATCGTAACTAAAACAGAGGTTTACCATCAGGGCTTTGAGTACACGGGCAAGGGTTGCCCTATGTCGGTATTCCTCAATATGGGCGAGGGAAAGAAAGACTCTCAGCATTACTCTGTTACTCATGGGGCTGAGTTAGATCCGGCCCCCTTGGGCGAGTACGTCGGCACGGTGGATTTGCCGGATTGCCCTCTATACATTGACAGCTTCCTTGATCCTGCACCGGGCGAATATATTGCGCCCCCTGAATGCGCCTCCTGGATTCCAGTCATCCGTTCGATTCATGCC